AGTGTACCGGCCCGTTACCCAAGGCGATGAAACACCAAAATCTTCTGTCCAAGATAGACGTTCTTCCTGCTTAACCCATACACAACCGTAGTATCGCTTGGTCTTGGGATCAAAGATGACACCTTCTGACAGTTCAACCTCTGCATTGGGCTGGTTATCAATCATTTCTTGGATAGTGGGCGATGGTTCGAACCCTTTCCACATTCTTTCAAGTAATCTTGCCTTGACCTTGAACCGTCTCCAATGGGTCTCGATGTTTCCGTAAGGGCCTTCCTCAAATGCGATACCTTTCTGCGGCACACAATGGAAGACAATCGGCATATCCTCGTCGTCGGTCTCGTCAATCCGTAAGGTAGCAGTCCCGATCAAAAGATCTAGTGCAGCCTCGTAGAATTGAGTCCCGAAGTTAGACCGGTTGATATAATCAAAGACGATAACGGCCTGTTCTTCTAGGTTCTCTCGGATCTGACGCTCGCTGACGTTGAAGTCGCCTGACTCTAGCAGCTTCAGAACTTCATTCGACGGGTTAAACGTGGCCCACCTAGCCCAGATCGGTGCAATGTTCTCTTGTAGTTTACTGGCCCCTTGTTGGATAGACGTTAAAGAAGTGGAATCAAAGATACGCTCCATTTTCTTCTGGCCTGTATCCTGATTGTCGAACAGGTTCCGTTGGGGTAGGAAGTATTCATAAACATCTGACAGTTGATCGTGCCATAGATACTCAGCATCAAAAGCCCTAGCCTCTCGGGTCTTGAGATCCTGCATTGATCCTAGATTGGGTGGAAGTTTCATGTTATCTGCCCATTGTCGAAGTCATTAATCCAGCACGAGCCGCAGCAGCAGCCCCACGTCTAGCAGCACCAGCTAAACCGCCTAGCATTGATCGTCCAGCACCAGCAGCAGCGCCCTTGGATGCCCTGCCACCCATAGCGGCCTCAGTCCTAGAACGTGGAGCGCCACCTAACAAAGATGCAGAGCCTAGTTTGCCTCGTGCTAGAGCCTTAAACCGTTGTTCCTGTTCTCCGATTTCCTCATCAAGCGCCCGTTGTTGCCTCTGTGTTACTGCTACTTCTTGTGCCGTTGGTTTTGGTGCCTTTGGTTTCTTCATTTTGTTTTCTCCAGATACTTGTACAACTGGTATGGTGTCCAGATGAACGGTCGGTTGATGCCTAGAATCTGTTTAACGTGTCCTACGCATGTATTGAGCATAAATAACGATTGCCTCGCGGTCTTACGATCGATTTTGACAATGATAACCTCATCGATTTTATCCATTTGTCGATCGATAGTAAACAAGTCCACATAATGCATTGACTTGCCATAGATCAGCCAGCGGCCTCTGTCTGCCATCATCAGATAACAGTGCTTGATGAACGGATGTAGGAACGGTGACCACCAATGGCCTGAGTCGTTAGTGAATACAACGTAAGCATCAGACACTAAACTGCGGTTAATGTGTGGATTAGAAGACACTAAACTGCACCTTGGCTTGTCTTGGTTGTGGTCTATGTCCTGAGACCATTGATTCCTGCCATCCTAGTGCAAGGGTCTGTAGTGCATCGGCCCCGTGTGATGCCCAGTCGTGTACAGGTGTATCACGGAACACTTGGCGCTTGTCGTCGTATTCCCGATGGTAGGATGCTATGCAGTTATAACCATGTTCGGCCTTCTCGTCATCGATCCAGAATCTAGGAAACATCCGTCTAACGGCCTGTATGCCTTCAGCCTTTGTTCTCGGTCGTTGTACAGTCCTGAAGTTGATCCCCATCTCTCGGGCTACTTCCTTTCTGCTACGGCCTGAGGTGAGCTCCCTGACCTCTATGTCGTGTGGCGCAAGGTGTGATCCTAGCATCACGTTGTTGGTCGTCGCGTATTGGTTCAACCATTGGATATAGTGCTCCATGCCCTTTGACGTGTTCTCATAGTACCCAATCAATCGTATCTCTTTGCCCATAGCTTGGAATAGCCAGATACTCATAGCATCACTAATGCCTAGATCCCATGCCGTGTGAACCTGTAATGATGGTTCAATCGGTAGCCTTCCAACCCGTCCCTGTTCCTTCGCAGCAGTCAGTTGATCGGCATAGTATGCGCCAGGAATCTGAGCTTCAAAGGATCCATAAAACTCTTGCTGGATCAGTGCTTCATCCATCCCTTCGAGTCGTTCGTTATCGATGATGTCCGATGATATGACCGGTGTACCGTCTGCCCGCTTGGTGTCGTTCACCGTTAGATTCTGACAAAACCACTCATTGGACTTCTTGGCCATCTGATAGAGACTGTGCCCGTGATTCTTGCCCCGTGGCGTGTATATGAATACCGCCCATCCACCATTCTCAGCAAGGATTGGCCTGATATAGCCCCAAGCATTTGGATCACATAATGACCACTCATCGAACACCACGCCGACCGGATTAGATCCCACTAGGTTGTTGTAGTTGTCCGACCCTGTTAGCTGCCACGTTGACCCGTTCACCAGCTCTATCAGCATCTCCTGAGAGCTTGTGCGCTTGCGTATAGCCTCTGGGAATACTTGGCCTAGGATGGGCCTGCCTTCTGAGTCTATACCCGACCAGATCGCTTTCCTCGCTTGTGTTTGCACTGGGAACAGATGCCAGTACGTCCCTACCCTCTTAAACATCTCTTTAGCAGTAAAGTTAAGAGTTGCGGCGCCCTTACCGGCTCTACGATGCCACACGATACAGGCGCGTTTTGCACCTGAGTCCATGGCCTTGAAGAATGGCAGTTGGTGCGGCCTAGGTTCCCATTCATGTGGGATCGATATGCTAGGCACTCTTGAAGTCTGAGACCGTTATTTGAAGATCTCCGCCACCCTCACCCGTAATTTCTGTAGCCTTCAGCTCTGGCAGATATTTCCCAAGCATTTTATGCCGTACATCTACCACCTTAGAGTACTTAGCCAAATCCTGTTGAAATGTCTCAGAATTAGGGTCTAATTTCTCAATCTTCTCAATGATATCAAAAAGATATTGAACCGATCCCCTTTCTTGCATGTACTCTCGCAATGCATCCTGTCGAGCTAATCTGTTTCTTGTTTTGGTGTGGAGATTCTTACTAGTCATTGCTCTTACCCTTACCAAAGATCTTGTCCCAGTTGGCCGAGTATCGAGCCCGACTCTCTACAGTAGTCTTTCTAGCATGGTCACCTTTACCACCATGTGACCACTCAGGAAAATGCCTATCAGCAGTTTTTTTGTCTAACTTATGACGCATATCAGGCATGTTTAACCCTATGTTTTACGATATATGCTGTTTGGTTCTATGTATATAACTAATAGATCTAAAAAAAGATTTGACACGTTTTGTGTTATGTTTTATCTTCTCATTCGTTACATCAAATTATACATTAAATCAGCACGGAGATACACCATGACAGACTATAACGGATGGACTAACAGAGAGACTTGGATCATTAATCTATATCTTGGCGAATACTTCCAAGACGTGGCAAACGATGGCCATCACCTAATGGCCGATTACATCGAGGAGACAGTGTGGGACATGCTAGGCGAGGCCGACATTCCTGCAATGTTTGCAGACATGATCGATCTTGGCGTAGTCAATTGGCGAGAATTGGCCGACCATTACGTCACAGCTGAGGAGGTAGCGTAATGCAACTAGAAGACGCACTCGAATGCACCGTCACACGAAAAGAAGCCATTGCCGAGATCATGAAGCATGGCGTACCGATTGAAGAATTTTTTGACGAAGTAGGATACCGAGAAGAATACCAAGGCTCGGACGTTTTACACTGGCTAGGATACTAACATGAACCGATTAACCAAGATTTGCATAGCCGTGGCAGTTGTCGCGGCTTTGCTCTGGGTCTCAAATTGGGACTATGACCACGAAGTCACCATGTCCAAGGAATACCGATATAACGTCTGTCATGGCTACTGGCCGGACTATAAAAACTTGAAACCAGACTGTAAGGGAATACGATGAACCGAGGACGACCACGGGCGACCGGCCCATTTGAGACCCATGCCGAACTTGTGGCGGCAGTGCTAGAACGTCATGCCAAGGGTAAAAGTTCACCCAATATTGGGCGTATTCTGGGAATTAGCCAGCCAACAGCAATGAAAATTATCAAGGAAAACCGATGAAAGTGCTTGATCTGTTCTCAGGCATTGGCGGGTTTAGCTTGGGCCTGGAGGCTGCTGGATT